CGGCCTGGACCTTGCCGGCGTTGATCTGCGCCTTCTGCAGCTCGGCCTGCGCGAGCACCTGCTCGACGCTCGGCGGCGGCGGTGGGGCCGGCGGATCGCGCGGCGCGTTGGGGTTCTGCGGATCGATCAGGAAGTCGCCCGTGTTGCGGTAGCCAGAGAGCTTGAGCAATTCTGCCAAGGCGTTGTACATGTTCAGCGTCGAGAACAGCGGGTTCTGCGATCCTGGCCCGGCGCCCGCCTGCGCGAGCATCTGGTAGGACTGCACGAGCGCGCCGATGTGCTGCAACTGCTGCTCGCGATTGCCCGTGCCGATTCCGGTGTTGATCACGAGATCGTAGCTCGCCACCAAGTCGTCGGCGGTGAGCTGCAGCGGCACGCCGGATAGCTGCACCGTGCGCTGCGCCAGGTACTCCGGGTGCGCGGCACTGAGCCGGATGATCTGCGTCACGCGGTCCTTGAATCCCGTCTCGGCGAGGTTGCGCGCGATCAGTTCCAGGCGCGCGTTGGCCGCCTGCATGACGAGACTGGTGCCCGTCGCCGTCTTGTTCAGCGTGTCCGGCGCCAGCCCCTGGTTGAAGCGCGTGACGCCCGTGCGCGCCTCGGTCTTGGCCTGGACGTGGTTGAGCAACTCGAACGCATAGGGCGGCAGCGGCGGGCTAACCAGCGGGTTGACCGTGCCGGGCTTGCGCACCCTGACGAAGCCGCCGATGCGGTTGTCGAGGTAGTCGCCGACCGTGTGCTCGGTGAGGCCGGTCACGTCCAGCTCGGAGCGCGGCGCGACCGTGGCGTACAAGTGGTCGTAGATGTTGCGCTGGATCGCCGTGCTCAGGTCCTGCATGTCGAGGCACAGGTCGGCGATGCTGTAGCCGGTCAGGCGGTGCGAGCGCAGCACGGGCGAGATGCACACCAGCGGCACGTCGTCGATCTCCTCGACGCTGAGGATCTCGTCGCCGACGCGCATGATCTGCAGCCACTCGGCGACGCCGTCGCCGTCCTTGTCGTGGCGCAGGTAGCACTCGTAGAGCCACACCTTGCGGGCCGCCGGGTCCACGGCCGCCACATCGTCGTCGTCCAGCTCGATGCCGGCGTTGTCGGAGTTGCGTTCGTCGTTGTCGAGCGACTCCAGTTCAGGGCCGTTGATGTCGTCGGCCACGTCGAAGCCCATGGCGCGCAGCTCGGACAGCCGCTTCTCGCTCTTGTGGGCGACGAACCACCAGCTTGAGCGGTCGAGCGTGGCGTCCTCGGTGTACAGGATCTCCTCGGGCGGAATGGTGCTGATGCGCAGCACCGCCTCGCGCTTCTCGACCTCCACGCTGACGGTGTAGAGCGGCATGCCGTCGCCGCCCGGCATCTCCTCCACCTCGTCGATCTCGACGCCGGGCTGGGCGCGGATCAGCTCAAGCTCCTGCGCCGTGACGCCAGCGAAGGCGGCCTTCTCCTCCTGCTCGGTCACGTCCCAGTAGATTTTTTGCCAGCCCACCTTTTCGAGCAGGGCGTCGCGTATCCACTGGTAGTCCAGCAGGTAGCCGGGGTTCATGCGCTGGCAGACATAGTTAACCCACGCCTCGGTGGCGCGGGCCTTCTGAGCGTCCTCGGGACCGTGCGGCTCGACGCTGATCCACTTGTCGCCGGCCGCGAAGATGCGCATGAGGCCCGGCATGATCCACTCGATGGTGTCGCGCACCACCGGGTCGACCATCTTGCTGCGGCCTTCCTTGAGCGGCAGCCCGTCCGGGTTGTGGCCCTCGTAGTAGCGCAGCGCCTTCTCGCGCGACTCGGCGATCTCCTGGTCGACAAAGGCCGCGGCCGAGTCGATCCACCGCTGCGTGAGGTCGCGCAGCGTGTCGTCGTCGAGCTTCGGTCGTTTCGCCATCTCAGTCTCTCTGCAGTGCGTACAGCATCCCGTGCTCGCCGACCTCGCTCTCGTGGACGAGCACGAAGTCGCCGGACCACACGGCGCGGTAGTCCGTCATCGGCGTCTGGCCGATCTGCGCGATGTACTGCTCGCGGCTCAAGAACGTGAACGTGTGCGCCGACAGCACGCGCGTGTGGCCAGGATCGCCCCAGGCCCACGGGCTGTCCCAGCGCGGGCAGGACAGTACGAGCACGCCGCCGGGCTTGAGGATGCGGTAGTACTCCGCGAACTCGGCGAAGAAGCCGCGCCAGTCGCCCTGGCGGCCGACGTGCTCCAGGACCTCGTAGGCGTGCACCTCGTCGAACTGGCCGTCCGCGAACGGCAGCGGCCTCACGTTCAGGTCCCACAGCACGTCGGGACAGCAGCCCGGATCGATGTCGAGCGTCGTCAGGTCGACGAAGAACTGCTGGCCTTGTCGGTAGAGCTTCTTCTCGCGCCTGTTGCCGGCACCGAGCAGCAGTTCAGCCATGCACGAGGACCCGGTCGGAGTCGCTCGCCAGGACCTGCCGCCAGCCGCGCGCCTCCAGCCACTTGCGGGCTGCGTCCTGCGCGTAGCCGTAGCGCGGCGCACCCCAGCCGTACTCTTCGATCATCACCACGGGCCGGCAGCGCAGCAGGGTCTGTTCCAGGCCGAGCAGGGCGGGCAGCTCGTGGCCCTCGACATCGAGCTGGACGAAGTCCACGTCCTGCCAGCCGTACTCGTCGCCGCGGTACGGCGCGACCAGTTCGTGGACGAACGGCACGAGGTGCGAAGCACCTGGATTGACTGAGACGTGCTGCATGCACCAATGCCGCGCCACGTCGTCGGTGAGCGCCCCTTCATGCAGGTAGATGTTGCTCACGCCGGCTATGTTCCGCTTGATGTACGGCAGGTTAACCGTGCTCGGCTCCCAGGTGGCGACGCGCCCGAAGTGCTCTGCCAGTGCGAGTGGGTACAGGCCGACGCAGCCGCCGGCCTGGATCGCGTGGCGCCGCTGCGAGCACAGCCCGATGGCGTCGAGCAGGAGCGGCAGCCCGGCGGTGATGTGCGCCTGTGCGTGCTCGTCGCCCGGCGGCCACTCGCAGTCATAGGCCGGCACGGGTGGGGCATGCGGCTTCATGCGACGCTGTAGGCCAGCCGGCTCGGGTCGTAGTCGCGCCAGGCCCCTGTCGGCATCACCAGCGCGGCTCCCTCGCCGGCACCCAGCAGGGCGTACTGCAGGGCGTCGGCGACGTGGCTGTAGCGGCCCTTGTCCGGGTAGTCGCGGAACTTGTCATCGCCGGCCACCTGCAGCCGCTTGTACGCATAGCCGCCGCCGAGCCCCTTGCGCAGGATCTTGCACGCTGGCGAGATCACCAGGCCGGGCTCGCCCGCCATCGTCAGGCGCTGCAGGTGCTTTGCCACCGTCTCGCGGCGGATCGTGAAGTCGTTGGTGTCGGCCGGCGTGGCGTCGATGCCGGCCACCCGCAGCACGTCGAACGGCGTTCGCTCGTCGACTTGGCTGCGCCCCTCGCCGGCCGGATCGCCAGTGATCGCGCCGATCCGGTAGCCCTTGAAGTCACGCTGCAACACACCCTTGAGCAGCTCGCCGAACCGCACCGCGCCCATGTCGTCCGTGACGACCTCGGCCAGCGCCCGCCACTGCCCGGCAACCTGCTGGAGGATGACGGCTGCGGGCGTTAAGCCAAAGTCGATACCGACGAACAGCGGCTCACCTGCCGTTGGCGCTATCGTGTGGGTTGTGCAGTGCTGCGTGTCGCGGTATTCGGGAAACACTGGCCGCCCATCGGACACCATGCCGTAGTCGCCGTGCACGTAGACCTTGGTCCACTCGGGCGTCTTGCCGGCCAGCATCCGCTGGTAGTACGCAGGCGGCAGGTTGTCGAGGTTCTCGGCCGCCTCGCTCAGGGCGCTCGGCTGTCGGAACAGGCGCCACCCATCGGGCCGCTGCTCCTCGAACAGCACGTACCACCAGTGGTCGGTGTCCGGCGGGTTGGTGTCCATGATGACGCCGTACCACGTCGGCCCGCCCTGGCGCTGGCTCGGGTAGCGCCCGACGCGGCCCTGCAGCATGTCGATCACGCCGCGCGGCACCTCGCGCGCCTCGTTGACCCATGCGCCGGTCAGTTCCAGGGAAAGCAGTTTCTTGACATCGTCCGGCCGGTCGAGGGCGCGGAACAGGATCTCGGCCTCGACCTCGCCGTGGCGGATCAGGTAGCTCATGTCGCCGACCCGCCACTCGCCGACCGCGGCGAACCAGTCGCGCCAGGTCTTGAGGGTCGTGTCTGTCAGCTCCCGGTACGTGTTGCGGACGATTACCCAGCGACTGCGCCGGATGCCGTCCTCGGCCTTGCCCTGCTCGTGCAGGCGGCGCCACAGCTCCCAGCAGCAGGCGACGCTCTTGCCTGACCCGATTGGCCCCATCAGGCCGCGGATGAAGCTGTCGTCGCGGTGGAACTCGCTGCAGGTCGGCGACGCTTCGTAGCGGATCTCAGGTCGACTTGCCACGCAGCACCATCGCGAACATTGGCGCCAGGGCGTTGCCGTCGCCGTCCAGGTGCTCGATGGCCTTGAGCTGCGGCGTCACGTACTTGGCGACCTCTTTCGCGGCCTGGAAGCGGTCCTGCGTCGACAGCGTCTCGTCGTTGGCCATCTCGGCCATTTGGACGACCGGGTGCCAGCCGGGGAACCTCGCGTCGAGGCGCGCCAGCAGCGACTGCTTCAGCTTGTTTGGGCTTCCTGCTCGACTTGGCACAGTTTGTGACTAACCGATTGCTATGACTGGCAAATTGTCATGCGCCATTTTGTCGTGTGCGGTGCAACAAAAAGCCCGCACGAGGCGGGCTAAGGCTACTCTCATCGGAGGGTGATCGAGGAGAATCAGCGGGTTGTGGTGGCAACTTCGCTGACTAGCGAAACAGTAGCAGATTTGTGCGCACTGTCAAGATGGCAGATCGTTCTCTGTTGGTTTCACGTGGAACCTTCGTCCCGGCTGGCCCCTAGCCGCCCGGCGAGCCACCAGTGAGCGCACTCCAGCCGGGTGTAGTACTGGCGCCGGCCTTGCCGGGCGCGCTGCCGCCACAGCGCCTCCTGGCCCTCGCGGTCGAGGTCCTCCAGGTAGCGGACGTGGACGGCGAGCTTGAGGCTGGCAGGCATCTCGCGGATAGCCCTGTCGAGCCCTATCAGGCGCTCAGGGACGAGCACGTCTGGCACCAGTGTCCTGGTAGCCCCTGGCGCCCTGCCCTCCCCTGCGCGGCTCTCTGCTGTTCTGGCCGGGTAGCTCAGGCAGGAGCGGTGGAGCTGGCGGCACCAGGCGCCCCAGTCCTGCAGCAGGACGTCGAGCGCCCTGATCATGGCAGCGCGGCCACCCCTACCGTCAGGGCGCCGCCCT